GGAGCGCCACACGTCGGCCGTGGCGTCATCCATGGCGCGCTGGAAGAACGCCAGGGCCACGCCGGCCTGGTCGGGCTTGTAGTAGTCCGTGCCCTCGGTAGCCAGCAGCTCGGCCTTGGCGCCCTCGCGGATCGCCTCATGGTAGAGCGAGGCCACCTCGTCGGGCACGCTGTTGCCGCGCAGGGACGGCATCAGCGAGGCATAGACCTGCAGCCGGCCCGCACTGTCCCCACTGCTGCCGGTTCGCACCGTGAACTCGCGCAGGTTGGTCGTGACCAGGTAGAGCTTGCCGTGCAGCTCGTGCTGCCAGGGATCGGCCGGAAGGTCGCGCGCCTTCGCCACCTCCAGCGGGCGCCCAGCCAGCGTGGCGCGCTCCAAGCGCAGCAGCTCTGCGCCCTGGGGCAACTCGAAGGTGTATTCGGCGAAGGCCTCGCCGGTCACGTCCGTAGGCTCCAGCCACTCCTGCCAAGCGCGCGTGGCCTTGAGGAAGGTACGCGCGGCGCGGTTCAACGCCATATGGATGAGCGGTACCGGCGCCTTGGGGGCGGCCAGGACCAGCTCGGGCATCCAGTTCTCCCAGCTGGCCATGGTGCGATCAGCCGGTCACGTTGGAAGCACGCGATGCCTTGCGCACGCGGCCGGTGGGCGCAGAGTCGGATTCCTGGGGCATGCCGGTGCCGCCGTCCAGGATGTCGTCGTCGTCCTGGCCCACGCCGGGCGAGAAGGTGCCGCGCGAAGATGGAGCCTTGCCGTCCAGGGCCGCGCGGCGGGCTTCGCGCTCGGCGGCCAGGCGCTGGAATTTCTGCTCGGCGTCGAACTCCTCCTCGGTCTGGAAGTTGCCAGCGCGCAGGTGTTCGGCATGAGCCTCGTTCTCGACCTCGCAGGCCAGCGGCTTGCCCTCGAAAATATAGGTGGCGCCCTTGATGCGCACGATCAGGGTTCCGTCCTTGCGTGCGGGCAGCGAAGTGAACAGCTTCATGTTTTGGTTCTCCGGGGTTCAAAAAGCCCCGGCAGCCGATGCCACCGGGGGAAAGCCCCTTGCGGGGCACGCACACGCTGTCAGGCGTTCGTGTAGACCAGATCCAGGGCGAAGAGGCCTGCGGCCGTGCCCGCGCCTGTGACCTTGAGGACGATGCGGCGGTCTTCGTCCTTGGGCACCAGCTTGGCAAAGGCTGCGGGCACCAGGTGCACATAGCCGCCGGCCGCGCCCGCGTCGTTGTCCGTCACCCAGGCACCACCGCCGTCGTCGGCCGCAGCGCTGATGTCGCCAGCCGCATCCGCCAGGCCAATGGAAGCCTTGAAGCCCGCGCCCAGGGCGGCCGGCACACGGATGTACAGCGACACGGGCAGCGTGCCAGCGGGCAGGATGCCGATGACGCCACGGGCGCCGACTGCGTGGTCTGCCACGGCCAGGGGCTGGCCGAAGCGCGAGCGCACCAGCTCGGAGCCGCCGGGGGTGATGGGGGCCTGATGGCCTGCGGCCACGGCACTGAGTTGCTTGAAAGCCATGAATGACTCCTTTCGTTCGGTGGGGATCAGCGCGATGCAGCGGCCGTGTCGATGCCGTAGACGCCGTGATCCTGCTTCTCGCCCTCGATCTCGAAGACCGACTTCTTGACGCCGAAGATGGACGACGTGGTGATCACGACCTGGTTGCCGTTGTCGCGGGTTTCCTCATGCCAGCCGTAGCGCATGCCCGTGCCCGGCGAGCCGAACGCCATCACGCCGGCCTGCGCGCCCATGAACAGCGCGCGCGCCGTTTCCAGGTCGCCCGTGGCGCCGTGGGTGTTGTGGCGAATCACGTTGCGGTGCGAGTGCAGCACCACGTTGCGGTACATGCCCAGCGCGCTCTTGAACAGCGGCGACTTGAAGCCCACCGCAGCAGCTGCAGCCTTTTGCAGTTCCAGCCAGCCGCCCGTGCCGGTTTCCTTGCGCAGGTCGTCTTCCTGGAAGGTGTGCATGACCATGACGAACACTTCCTCGCCATCGACCACGCAGGGCTGCATGACGGGGATGTTGGTGGCGCCGCCGCCCTGGCTGTCTGCGCGAACGCGGGCACGGTCCACCACGGCCAGCGACATCTTGTCGGTGGCATCCAGGTTGGCCACCGCCGTGGCATCGCCGCCGAACAGGTGCTGGTTGGGCGTGGGCGCCGTCAGCGGGTTCTTGGCACGGCCCTGGTAGCCCAGCGGCAGGATGAAGTTGGCATTGACGCCGCGCGAGCCCGACAGGTAGGTGAAGGTCAGTTCGTCCTGGAAGCGGCCCCACCAGTTGGCCTGCTGCTGCTTGGCGCGCATGCGCAGATCGTGCAGCGTGCGCTTGCGCGACATGCGGCCACCCGTGTTGACGCCGCCGCGCGCTTGGTCGATGTACAGCTCATCGGTGTAGAAGCGTTGACCTTCTTCCTTGCCCTCCAGCACATCGTCGCCTTCGACGGGCGCCATGCGCAGCTCGGCCAGCAGGTCATAGCTGACCAGGTCACCAGCTTCGGATTCCAGGTCCGTCAGCAGCTGGATAGGGGTCTTGGCGCCCTGGCCCACGGCCGCGAAGCGCTTGCCGAAGTACGAGGCTTGAGAGACATCGAGGGCCAGGTCGCCGGAAAAGCGCTTGACCGCGCGGGGGCTGTTCACGCCCACCACTGTTTTGCCCATAGGAGTGCTCCTGTGTGGTAGCGAGCACTCCAGCGCCCCGGTTGAAAAATGGTTCAGCCCTCAAGATGGCAGGCTTGGTACGGGCCGCGAGGCCGCCGCGATCTTGCGAACGCAGGTATCTGGGGCCGCCGCGATCACCATGCGTGCAGCCTGCCCCTTCTTGTATTCCAGCTGGATGCGGACGCCGCCCACCTCCAGCACATCGCCCGTGCGCAACTCCATGAAGATGCGGCGCATGTCCGGCGCCGATGCAGTTGTCTGTGCCATGGGCTCCTTCACATCGAACGCAGGTACTGCGCGCGCTTGTCCTCAGACAGGCGGCCCAGCGCGCGCTCGTAGTCCAGGCCGGTGAGCTTGTCCAGCTCGGCGAACTCATCGCTCACGGGGTCGGCATCGCCCGCGCCGCCGGGCACGTCGGCCAGGTTGGTGACCACGGCCGAGGCGTCAGGCTTGCGCCGCACGTCCGCCGGCTTCTTGGTCGTGGCAATGCCATGCAGGGCCACCACGCGGCGGTGCCCTTCTTCCAGGAACCAGCGCATGGGCTTGTTCTCGTTGCCGGGCGCCGCGCCCAGCGCGCGCACCATGGCGTCCAGGTCGGCCTGCTTCGCCTTGTCCTGGCGGTAGTCCACGATGCCCAGTTCTGCGCTCTTGGCCGCTTCCTCGAAGAAGCTGTTGATGGTGGCCGTCCAGGCCTGGTGCGTGGACTGCTGCTGCATCTCGGCCGACACCGTGGCGCGCGTCTTCATGTCGCGCAGCTGGTCGCGCTCGTCCTGCAGGCGGTCCAGCTCCGCGTCCAGCTCGGCCTGCTCCAGCTCGCCCTCGTTGAACTTGGCTCGCGCGGCGGCCACGGCGTCCTTGTTGGCCTTCACCTGGTCGTCGTAGTCGGCGGGCAGCTCTGCACGGTAGCCGCTGGGCTGCTGCTCAGTCTGCGGATTTGGTGCCGGTGCTTCGGTCGGCTGCGTGGCATCGGTGGGTTCTGCGGGTGCTGCAGCGGGCGCAGCGGTGGTGTCAGTGGGATCGGTGGCCGTGCTGGGCTCAGGCTTGCCCTTGCCCGCGTCAGCCGCGTCGTCGTCGTCCTCTTCTTCCTCTTGCGCATCGAGGGGGCCGCGCCCCAGGGCAGCCAGCGCTGCAGCGTTGTCTTCCTCGGGGTCGTAGCCGTCGTCGTCGGCTTGCATGGCCTCGCGCTCGGCATCCGACAGCAAGCGCAGGTGGTCATCTGTGTTGTGGGACATGTGTGCACCCTTTCGTGGTTTGGATCACGGCAGGGTGGCAGGCTTGGTACGCGCTCTTCAAGTAGCCCAGCTCCTTTTTGTAAAACAAAGAGACCGATAAGTGCGAAGCAGTAAGCTATTGATCCTTAGGCACTGATCAGTGTTCGGGCCACCATGTAAGATAGCTTCTCATTCTTTGAAAAGCAATTTACCCGCAATTAATCAAATTCAGTTAATATGAATTCAATAGAGCTTAGTCAAGAAATAGATAATTTATTTTCCAAAATAACAGAAGCTGAACCGTTTTTAGGTACCATCTACATTTTTTCAAAATACGGCGAGGCGACAATCCCATTAATTGAACTGATTGCAATCAGCAGTAATCATTTCGGCAAGTCAGCATCAGAAATTCACACATTATTGGCAAATTTCCCCAACTTAATAGCAAACACAAACAATAGAAAATTCTTCTATTCCTTTGATGTTTTTTCAAACGCAATAGAATTGCTAATACGAAATTGGCCAAGCAATAACGAACACTTTTCAAATTTACAAAGAAATGCCGAAAATTTCGCAAATCTCTATGATCATTATTTATCTCAGAAATCAGGGAAAATCGCGTACCAACTCATATTGTTAGCACAACATTTAGATTCAGCGATAAAAAATACTTTAGAAACCCTCGCTTCCGTGCGCGCTGCTCTCATTCCACAAAATTTACCAAACAACAACGAAGCAGAATTAACTTTAACATTACCAGAAGACTTCAACTTAAGTAACTTTGCCCTAAGACTAATTTCAATACAAAAAATATATTCCGAGCTCTGTGCTCTGTACAACGTATCAGAAATAGATTTTCCCCTACGCATACAAAAAATCGAATCTGGGAGTCTCTGGGCATCGTTGTTTGGCAACACGGCGGTTATAGAGTCTATGGCTTTTTCATTTAAAGAAGGCATCCGTTGGATTTATAGAAATTACACTATAGAAGGAAAGATAACAAATATGCCGCTAAAAGTTGAGGCTATAGATAACATCCTTGGACTAACCAAACGACTTGAAGAAGCCGGCATAGAAACCGAAGAGATCAAGAAGAATATCGAAAAATCCGCCCTAATGATTTCAAAAGAACTTTCTGTGATATTAGATGGTCAGTCAAGCGTAACTTTAAACAAAGAGAAAATCGCCCTTAGTCACGAATTGGAGAAAAAATTGACTGAGACCATTAAATTACCATCCTCGGAAAGAAAGCAGCTAAATGCACCTGATACGCCTTAATATGTAGCAGAGTAGCCTCAAGGGCTATATATTCTCGGCCAAGCATCTAAAAGCATTCGCACATCAAACGAGTGTTTTTCAGCTTGCTCTGCCATTCCCGCATACGATGCTGCGCAGTCTCCAAATACGACTTCGAGGGCAGCGGCGTACTCAAGGACGGCTGCGGGGGGAGCGTTGGCAAGTCGGCGGGCGGCATCTGCGGATTGCTCGCGCAGGCTGTCAGAGACAGCGCGCAGCTGATCAAGATCACGGCGCAGCAGCGCCTCACGGGTCCGGGCTGCATTCAGCGCCTCCTGGTAGTTGGTGTTGATGGACTGCTCTGCCCGGCGCACTCGGGCGTCGGCCGCGCGCTGGGCTGTGCTGATAGCCAGCTTTTCGCCAACAGCTGCAGCGCGGGCCTCGGCCAAGTCGGCTCCCAGGCGCGCGCCCTGGTAGCTCCAGGCCAGGAACGCGGCCAGGCCTGCGGCGGCCAGATGGGTGATGGCGCGCACGCTCACTGCTGCGCGTCCATGCATTCGGCGTGCCGCGCCTGCTGGCGAGTCCAGACGCCGCGGCAAACCTTGTTGCCGGGTGCAGAGCAATCGAAGCGCCACCGCGTGGGCTTCCCGCCCGCGCTCCATTGGTAGGCGCTGTAGCCCTGCAGGGGCTGGGCGCTGGTCATGAAGCGGTAGGCCAGGTAGGCCTGGCAGGCACCGGCGTAGTCGCCGGCCCGCGTGCGCGTCAGCATCGAAGAGCCGCGCCAAGCCCCGCAGCCGTACTGACCCGCGAAGTCCACCGCCTGGGCGAACTCGGCCGGATGCACCCGCGTGCCGCCCAGGGAATCGCGCACGCAGGCCCCGTACTGCTGCTCCAGCAGGTTGGCGGCCAGGTCTCGGGCGCGCTCCCTGGTGATGGGAGGATCTGCCATGGTCACGCGCGTGCCGTCCTCGTAGCGCGTGGCGCCATGGCCGATGGTGGGCACGTCGCCGCGCACTGGGATGATGGGCGCTGCGCTGAATCCTTCGACCGCGATCCAGGACGCCAGGATGGCGGCGCCAATGCCCAGGCCTGCGGCCGGCACTCGGCTCCCGCTCATGGCCGCGCCTCGCATGCTGCGGCCAGCTCCTGCGCCTGGCGCGCCCGGCGGTCCTCGCGCTCATTGCTCCAGCGCCAAAGCAGGTAGATGACCTGCAGCACCACGTAGAGGATGGTCAGGGCCGTGGCGGTGTGGGTCATGGTCCAGCCGTTGGCCACGTTGGTGGCCACGACCGTGACCGGCGGCGCCGCCTTGGCGCCCTCCACGGCCGCCGTGCGCACGATGGTTTCTCGATCCATATCAGTCCTTGTTGTCGAATTGGTTCAGCCGGCCCGACATGGCGTCGAGCGTTTGGCGGCTCTGCGCTTGGATCTGGGCCACGCGCTCGCGCGAGTCGGCCTCGATGTGCGCCACCTGCAGGCGCACGTCCTGGTCGCCCTTGATCTGCAGCGTCTTGTTGGCCAGGTCGGCCTGGGTCTTGGCCAGCTTGCGGCGCAGCTCGTCCAGCTCCAGGTCGGCATCGCGGCGCACGGTGGCGGCCACGCCCTCCATCTGCTGGGCCAGCGCCGGGTTGCCGCCGGCGGCGCGCAGCTGCTCGGCCTCGGCTTCCAGCTTCTCGGCGCGGGCGTTGATCTCCCGGACCTTGGCCTGCTGCTCGGCCAGCGCCTGGCGCGCGCTCTCCTGCTGCATCTGCAGGGCCTCGGCCTGGGCCTGCATTTGCTGCTGGACTTGCTGCTGCTCCTCGGGCGTGAGGGGCTTGTTGGGGTCGCGCTCGCCGGTCAGCTTGCGCAGTTCGTCGGCCACCAGGTCGTTGTTCGGCAGGTCCGAGTACTCCATGGCCAGCGTCATGATGCGGATGGCCACCTCGGGCGGCAGCCGGCCCGCCAGCTGGTTCAGGCTTTCGAACATGACCTGGCGCAGCGTGCCCGAATAGTCCTGCTCGGACACCACGAAGTCGGCCATGCTGGCCGTGATGTCGTTCAGGTAGCGCACGCTCCCGTCTGGTTGGACCTCGGGCTGGTTGACCTTCACCCAGTCCAGCCGGCCCTTGTGGCCGGACAGGCGGATCACCTTCTCCTCGGTGTACCACTGCTCCACCAGGCTCAGCAGCTTCTCGCCCTGGATCTGCACAGCGAAGCGCAGGTTGTCGAAGGGCTGCGTGGTCACGACCGAGCCCTGC